TAGGAGCATACAAAGCTTTCGATAATTAATTATGTTTAATAAACCTTTAAATAGACCGATGTTTAGACGTGGCGGTAGAGCCGGCGGTGGTATTATGACTGGTGTTGAAAGACAAGGTTATGCTGGTGACGATGATCAACAACTTGTTGTAGACAATGATCCAATGAAAGACATTGGAAAAAAAGTAACTGACAGAGTAAACATTATAGAAAGTCTAACTCCTAAGTATCCTTACAAAGGATCTGATTTTTTTATGGGACTAGGTGCTAATATTTTAGCTCAACCAGGTGGACAACCTATATTTCAAACGTTAGGCACTGCAGCTAAAGAACCATTAGGTTTATTAATGAAACAAAACATAGCGGAGTACGGTAATAAAAGAGATAACGTTATGCAAGTGTTTAAACAATTAAGTGATGAAGACAAAGATGCTATGATTAATAGGGCTGAACAAATGGTTGATGCCGGTAGATTTAAAACTGTTCAAGAAGCATTACAAGTATTAGTTCCAACATATAGAAAAGATGCTAGTCCAAAAGAAATTGAAAGAAAAGAAAAACTAGATACAGAAAAATTAAATATAAATAGAGTTGACGACCTTGTTAAAATATATGAAATAGGTCGACCAGACGCTGTAGTATTAGATGGTTTTTTTAATGATATTGAATCACAAAAATTTGAAGTACCACATGATCCTGAACAATATTTTATTGATGACAGTGAAGTAGGTAGAGGACAAACTGATGCAGAAAAACGATTAGTTATTAGAGACTATGATCCAGAACAATCAGATTACAAAGAAGGTAGAGTCTACATAGATTTTATAACTAAAAAAGCATTTGTTAAACAAGGACAATTTTTTATTCCATACGAAGAATACATATCGGAAACAATTTCAACAGACTAGGAGGCTAAATGGTATTTGGATTTGACCCTCGTAAACTTGTCGAAGAAGACCAAGAAGATAAAAAGAAAGAAGTCAAAGAAGCTGTTGATTCTGTATTAACTTTTGAAGAAGAAGCAGAAAAAAACGAAGCCTTTATACGTAAACAAAGTAATATATCAAACGCATTTGACACTGCATTTAAAACATTAAGAGAGCATCAGTTTCAAAAAAAACATGGTGAAGATGCATTTATTAATGAAAAATTAAAAGAAGATCCAGAATACAGAGACTCTAGAAAATTTTCTGACGCAGAAAATAAAGAATATTTTCGTAAAGAAATGGAAAGTATGCGTGGTATTATGGAAGGAGTTAAATTAGATTTTTCTACTGGAAATACAATTTATCCTGAAGATGATAAACTAAATGAAAATCAAAAGAAATTTTTTAAAAAAGGTAAATACAAAACTCTTGCAAGTGAAGCAGGTGAAACTGATGAAGAGCCACCTTTTAAATTTACAACGGAACAACCAGGATCTGGTGGTTTTATATATACTGAGTCAGCTGGCATACCTTTTGAAAATGAAGTAGGTATAACAGAATCTATTATATCTGGTGTAGGTTCCGGTGCAATTAAAATACCAAAAGGTTTTATTAATCTTGGAGCAATGGTCATGGATTATTTTGGTGAAGAAGGAATTCCCGTAGAACAGAGTAAAGTTGCACAGTTAGAAAACTGGTGGGACAAAACTATGTTTGGTATGATTGAAAAAGAATTAGATAGTAAAGCTAAAGAAAGAGCAGTTGGTAGAATTACAGAATCATTGGTACAATTATACGGTGGTTGGAAAGCGGTTGGATCTGCTGGTGCTAAAGTAACCGACAAAGCTTTTGAAATGTATAACAAAGCAACGTCAGCTATAAAAAAGAAAAAATATTTAAGAACTGCTGGTAACAAAGACGGTTACAAGCTAGCTAAAGAAGTAGAAAAATGGAACAAACTATCAGGTAAACAAAAATTTGTAGGACTATTTGTAGGAGGTGGTGTTACGGGTGGTGTAGTTTACGATGCAGAAAACATAGGTACGTTTGGTGATATATTTTTTGATGAAGGTGAACTTACAGCATTAGATAGAGATGGAAAAAGAACAGCTAAAGATGATGCTATGAGAATGTTGTATAACAAATTAAAATTTTCAGGTGAGATGGGTTTTCCAATCATACCTGCTGTAGTCGGTGCAGGTAAAATTGGTAAAAGTATATTAGATGCAAGTGTGAAAAGAGCAGGGCAAGCAACTAAATTTGATAAGTTTATAGAAAAATATTTGGCAAGACCGTTAAGATCTAGAGGACCTTTTCCAGAAGAACAGTTTCAAGGTATGCAAAGACTAGAAGGTAAAAAATCTTCTGCTAATTTATTGTCAACAGATTATCTTAAAAACATAGACGAAATTACAAAACAAATTTCTAAGTATTCACAACCAGCTGCCAATAGTTCTGGTATGAGTACAGAGTTATCTGATCTAATTATAAAATTAATTAATAGAGGTAACCTGGGTGTTAAAAATGGTAGGGTGGTTGTCAAAGGTTTTGATGATGCATCATTAGATACTTTTTGGACTGACATTACTAAAAAATTAAATGTAAAACCTGAAGACGCAACAGCACTAATAGATCAGTTAATGAATGTGCACACATCATGGGCTCAATTTCTTAATTCAGTGTTGAAAGGTAAAAACTTAAACGTTGCACCAAAAGAATTTGTGCAACTTATGAATGAAAGAATTAAAAGTAGTTTAAGTTCTGAGTATAAAATTTTTGGTGAAAAAAGTTTAAAACCTATAACAGAGTATGCACCCTCTAATAGTGTAATAGATCAAGTAGCTGATATATTTGTTAGAAGTGCTAAAGCTAATGGTAAAACTTTAAAAAAAGAAGACGCACAGTTAATTGTAAAAGACATTGTTAAAAACGTAGAGTTAGATCCACAAACATTTAGTCCTATTTTTAGATTTGAAGCATCAGACATTGCAAAAGACAAAGCATTAATTACAAAAAACATAGCAGAAAATATAACGGGTGGTGGTAAATTTAAACCAGATAAAAAAGGCGGGTTGATACAAACTAAATCAGACCTTGCTGCATTTAAAGCTTTGTTTGGTGAGTTTAAAAATGCTAACTCAATCATAGCTAATGTGACCACGGACCTTGCAGAGATAGCGTCAAGGGATAGATTTTATAATGTAGTTAAAGAAGGATCAGATGCTTTAATTAAAAAAGGTGAAATAGGTATTGTTTATCCAACTTATAACTCAGCTAGAAAAGCTTTTGGATTAGATGCAGAAATTGTTGATGCATCAAGAGGTTTACAACTACCACAAAAATTAGGTGAACAAGCGTACACAGTTCCAATCAACGGTATGTTTACAACTAAAGAGATAGCTGATGGTTTAACAAGAGGTGCGGCTAACACAATGGGAAGTATAACAAAAAACATAGCATATCAATACGCAGTTATGGTACCTAAAGGTTTAATTCAAGCTGGTAAAACAGTTGGTGGTCCTTTTACTCATGCTAGAAATTTTTCATCAGGCGCAGTTACAACTGTGTCTATGGGTAACATTAGTTTGTTAGTAACAAACCCTGGTTTTATTTTAAACTCTTTAAAAACGGCATTCAATACTTTGCAACCACAAATACTTTATAGAAATAAACCTGGTGCAAAAAGTATAGATAAATATGTAAATGAATCTGAGTTTGCAGACGCATTAAAAGGTGAAGGTGGTCAATCTTTGTATAGATTTTTATTAGAAGAAGGTATGGTAAACCAAAGTGCTATCTACAGAGATGTAATGGGTTTAATTGAAGACACAGCTAAAACAGGTTTCTTACAAAAAATGTGGAGTAAATTAGGTAATAAAACAAAAAGATTTTTAAAAGGTGCACAGGATATGTACATTGCAGAAGATGACATATGGAAAATATTTAATTTTTTAGCAGAAGATTTTAAAATAGCTAGAGCATATGAGTCAGCTTTAAAAAGTGGTAAGCTTAAAAAATTAGGTATGACAATGCCGAGTAGATTAGAAATAATGAAAATGGCAACTAAAAATGTTAGAGAGATGTTACCTAACTATGCATACGTGTCTGAATTAGTACAAGCTTCTAGAAGATCACCGCTTGGTAATTTCGTATCATGGCCTGCAGAAATTATTAGAACATCAGGAAACATAATGTCTGGTGCTAAAAAAGAAGTACAAAATCCTATCTTAGCTAGAATAGGTTATGAAAGAGCTGCTGGATTTGCAACAACAATAGGTATTCTTGGACCTGCTGCTGTATGGGGAGCTAGTCAAGCGTATGGTTTTACAAAAGAAAAACTTATGGCGTTAAGAGAATTTATTCCATACTTTTCAGAAAACTCTACGGTCTTACCTGTGTATGAAGATGGTAAATATAAATACATAGATTTTAGCAGAGCTTTTTTCTATGATGTAGTAACAGCACCAGTTCAAACTGCGTTTACAGAAATGAATAGAAGAGAAGACGAAGCTGTAATACCTAGTCTTGCAATAGGTTTAACAAAAGCATTTGCACAACTAGCTGATCCATTTGTATCAGAATCTATTTGGATTAGTGGTGTAGCAGATTTATATTTTAGAAAAGGTGTAACTAAACAAGGTCAAAAAATTTGGAATGAAAGAGATGGATTAGGTACAAAAGTATCTAAAGCTATCGGACATTTAACTAAGTTATACACACCAGGTTCTGCAGTACAACTTGAAAGATTGTATAGTTCCATAACTGGCAAAACAATTAAGGGTACAGAGTATGAAGTGTCAGATGAACTTCTGGGTTTGATTGGTTTAAGAAAAGCACCAGTAGACATACCTAGATCTATGGAAATAATGATTGGTCAGTTTAGAAAAGCTGAAAGAAATGAAAGAGGTTTAATTTATGCAGGCACACTAACAGGTGACCCAATTAAAGATGACAATAAAATTATACAACAATTTATATTTGCAAACAAACAAAGATTAGAAACCTTTGAAGTAATGAGACGACAGTATGATGCTGCTAAACTTTTAGGTATGAAAGAAAAAGAAATTAAACAAATTTTTGACGACAGGAATATGATGCCATTATACAAAGCAGTTAAACGAAATAAATTTAATCCATTTGGTGTTACTGATGGTATGAAAGATGCTTATGAAAGATTATCAGATAAATATAATATACCTAATCCACTATCTAAAAGAATATTAAAAAGAATTGACAAAATAGAAAAAAAATTAAAAAAACAAAGATTAAACAAAGACTTTATAATAGATGAAGAACGTTATTTATTTAATGAACAAAATATATTTGAAAAAGGTATAGAATTATTTAAACAAGAAGAAAAAACTAAACCTTTACCAGAAGGATTTAGTCAAAAACCACCACAACCTGTTATAAATAATAATGCAATGGCTCAACAAAAAGATCCAACAACTAACTTGACACGTAATCAAGAGGCGTTATTATCGCCAACAGAAAAGGTAATAGCGAGTAGAACATAATGGTTAAAAAATCAGCTTTAGAAAAAATTGAATCACATGAAAAACTTTGCAGAATTATGCAAAAGCAAACGTTTGAGCAGATAAAAGAAATGCAAGAACGTATTAAAAGATTAGAGTATTGGATAGTCGGTGGTATGGGAGCCGTGCTATTAATTTTACTTACAGACATCACAAAATAAATTATGCAACTTTCAAAACACTTTACTCTTAAAGAGATGATCAAGTCGATGACAGCGACACGTAAAGGAATAGACAACACACCAGGATCAGCAGAAATAAAAAACTTAGGTGACTTATGTTATGAAGTTTTAGAACCACTACGTGCACATTTTGACAAACCTGTGACGATTACTAGCGGATATCGTAGTGAAGCGTTGTGTGAAGCAATCGGCAGCAAAAAAACATCGCAGCACGCACTGGGCCAGGCTTGTGACCTAGAAATATTTGGCGTGCCTAACATTCAGACAGCTTACTGGCTACAAAACAACGTAGATTTTGATCAGCTGATCATGGAGTACTTTGATCCTGAAGATCCTGCAGGGGGATGGGTCCACATAAGCTATCACGAGTCTGATTCAAATAGAAAACAAGTATTAACTTTTGACGGCAAAAAATATTCCGAAGGACTACCAGAAATGAAGTGGTCCGGCGGTAAAGTCGTAAATTAAAAATTACAGCGCGATACGCGTATATATCCTATTAAATCCATGACCTTAATTCTTCTCCTAAAACTTCTGATGCTATATCTATTTTTTTGCGTAGAGATTGCACGATTTTTTCATCCACTGTATCGTCCGCCATTAAATCAACATAAGTTACCGATTTTTTTTGGCCGATTCTGTGTGCTCTGTCTTCTGATTGTAATCGCTTTTCTAAGTCATAACCGTTAGAATAGTAAATTACGGTGTTTGCAGCTGTTAAAGTAATGCCATAGCCGCCCGTAGAGGGCGTTCCAACGATAAACCGACACTTAGGGTCATCTTGAAAACGCTTAATATTAGGCTGTCTTTCTTCTTGTGATGTTAATCCATAATAATCAACAATGGACCCCGGACCATATTGTTTAACTACATTTTTTATTATTTCAGTAATATCATATTGATAGTGAGCCCAAATAATAGCTTTACCTTCAGTTTCATCTAACACATTCATTAATTCTGTAATTCTATTATTAGCGATTGGTTGAGTTGCACCATCATCAGAAGTAAAATGACCACAAGTAATTTGTTGGAGTCGCATTAACTGTGTTAATGTGTTTACAGTTGTAGACTGTTTGCCTTTAAGAATAGCTAAAGCCTCTTGTTTCATTTGTTCATAAAGTTTGCGTTGATCTGGAGATAATTGTATTTCTCTTTTTATAAAAATTTTATCCGGTAAATCTAAACAATCTTCTTTTAATACACGATAAGAAAAAGGTTGTAGTTTATCAGACAATTCTCCTAAGTTTTTAAAACCATTTACAAGTTGTATTTTACGTCCTGCAATATTTGCAGTTTTCATAATAGCGTAGCGTGTTCTAAATGAGTAATAAGAATCATGATCTAAATGAAAAGGATCTAAAAAATAACATTGACTAAATAAATCTAATGGATTTTTTGTAACAGGAGATCCTGTCATAATACGTCTATATTTAGCTGTTCTTCCTATTGATAAAATATTTTTAGTTCTTTTTGCAGCAGGAGTTTTTATTGTAGTAGATTCATCAATAGCAACTAAAGTCTCATGACAAGATAAAAATTTTTCTGCAAATTTTAATCCTTTTTCTGTGCTAAAAGCTTCTACATTCATAATAAGAATGTGTAAAGATTCCTCTACTTCAAATAAAGATTCTAGTTTTTCTCTTTGTTTTTTTGTTATATGTGATTGCCACAATGTAGTTACGTGAGCAATATGAGTAGGTAAGTGAGTTGGTAATTCATTATCATACCAAGTACCTACTACACCTTTAGGTGCAATAATAAGAGCGCCATTAATTTTACCTTTATCGTAAAGCATAGCTAAATTGTCTATTAATACTTTTGTCTTACCTGTGCCCATTTCCATAAAATAAGCATAACTTTCTCTATTCCATGACTTTTCTAATGCAGTCATTTGATGTGCATACGGTTTAGTTTTAAATTTATAATTCATAATTTTTCTTCTTTCTACTTGACAAGATAACAACTCGAACCTATATTGTCAAGCATGAAAGAAAAAGTAATTAGGTACGTAGATATTAAAAATGACGAAGCACCGGCAGTTTATGTAATTCAAGAAATTCCAGGAACTGCAGAAGGTCGTCCTAAAATAAATATTATGGGTGCAGCAAATTATGGAAAGTTTAAATTTTTATTACCAGAACTTTCACAAATAATTTTTTCACCAGGACCACTTATTTTTAAATTAAGAAAAGCATTAGCAAATTATAGAACTAGAGATTATTTATTATTAACAGGTGATCCTGCAATAATAGGTGTCGCGTGTTCTATAGTGTCTGATATAACAAACGGCAAATACAACTTATTGAAATGGGATAAACAAGAAAGAAAATATTATACCATAGAAATAAATTTATACGAGAAAGGAAAATTAGATGAGTAGTATTAACTTTGAAGAAGACCAACAAGACCTTGTAGATAAAACTGCAAGTATACAATCTCTAGCAGATCAAATACAATTGTTAGAAGGTTTAATTTCTAGAATAGAAAAAAGTGAAAATAATCTTAAAGATTTAAAAAAAGAACACGATCGATTATCTGGAGAGGTAATTCCAACCATGATGACTGAAATGGGATTATCACATCTTAAATTAACAGATGGTTCTACGGTCGATGTTAAACCGAATTACAGTGCAAATATTTCTGTAGCAAACAGAGAGAAAGCATTTAACTGGCTTCGTGAAAATGGCTTAGGTGATATAATCAAAAATGAGATATCCGTATCATTTGGTCGTAACGAGGATAACAAGGCAGCTGATTATGCTGCTCTTGCAGAGGAACGTGGGTTTCAACCGACACAAAAGTTGAAGGTTGAGCCCATGACTCTTAAAGCGTTAGTCCGTGAACGTATAGAGGCAGGTAAAGATATGCCAACGGAAATTTTCAATGTATTCATTGGAAATAAAACAACAATAAAAAGGAAACAATAAAAATGAGCAAAGAAATAATAGGAAAAAAAGAAGGCGCATTAGCAGTCAATATGTTTGAGGCTGATGCTAACAAAGGTGCTGATAACATTACACAGTCAGATTTAGCATTACCATTCTTAAAAGTTTTAGGACAATTATCTCCTGAAGTTAATAAGATGGATGGTAAGTATGTAAAAGATGCTGAACCTGGAATGATATATAACAGCGTTACCCAAGAATTGTACGATGGTGAAAAAGGTATCAACGTACTTCCTTGTCACTACATAAAACAATATGTAGAATGGCAAGATAGAGGCGTGGGTAGCAGTGGAGCACCTGTAGCAATTCACAGAGCAGATAGTGATATTATAAACACAACTACTCGTGATAAATCGTTTAAAGATAGATTGCCTAACGGTAACTATTTAGAAACAACCGCTAATCATTTTGTATTTTTACTTGGTGATAATCCATCAACAGCGTTAATTTCTATGAAGTCTACACAGTTAGTAGTTAGTAGAAAATGGTTAACAACAATGATGGGAATAAAGCTACAAGGAGAAAAAGGTTTATTCACTCCACCAACATATAGCCACATTTACAATCTAAAAACTGTCAAAATGTCTAACGACAAAGGAAATTGGATTGGATGGGGTTATTCTAAAGTTGGTCCGATAGAAGATGCAGCAGCTTATAATATGGCTAAAACATTTTCTGAAAGACTTGCCAAAGACGATGTGCAAGTTAAACACGGATCAGACGAATCAAAAACAGATTCACCATACTAAATAAAATCCTAGGAGTAGGCGCGGAAGCGAGAGTGGAAGCGCCTATTAAAATATATGTTTGAAAAAATATTTAAAGGATTGGAGCGCGCGCATGGTTGTACTAAAGTTACAGTACCGGCTGAGAATGGTGTTAAATTAAAAGGGCAATCATTCGTAGTACGTCAACCAGTGACCACGGAACTGTGGAAGATGCACTTAGATGGTAAGCAGAGTTTGGGCATCATACCAATTAACGAAAACAACCAATGTATATGGGGGTGTGTAGACATAGATTCATACGCAGGGTTTGATCATAAAAAATTAATAGATAAAATAAAACAATTTAATCTGCCTTTGGCTGTGTGTAGGTCAAAAAGCGGAGGAGCACACGTCTTTCTCTTCTCCGAAAAACCGGTAGCAGCAGAAAGAATGAGAGACAAACTAACGGAAATAAAAACATTACTAGGATACGGCGGATCAGAAGTCTTTCCAAAACAAATTCAATTAAAATCAGCAGACGACACAGGTAACTTTTTAAACTTACCATACTTTGATAGTGATAACACTACACGTTACGCATTTAGAGCTGATGGAGAAGCAGCAACACTAGAAGAATTTTACACTATATACAGTGAGATAAAACAAACAGACATTACAAAAATAAAAATAGAAAGACCTAAGTCTGAGTATGATGATGCACCACCGTGCATAGAACTTATGGCCATTAATAAGATACCAGAAGGAGGTCGTAACAATTCTATGTTTCATTTTGGTGTGTATGCTAAAAAGAAATGGCCTGCAGAATGGAAAAGTAAAATGACTTTGTTTAATGCAACAGCATCAACTGTACCACTAAGTGAGTCTGAAGTAGAAATAATTAAACGTCAGCACGATAAAAAAGAATGGGGTTACAAGTGTAATGACACACCAATGTGTAACCTGTGTGATAAAAAATTATGTAGAGAAAGAAAGTTTGGTATAGGTGAAGAGATAGTATTTCCTGCACTGACTGATTTACAAAAAATTAAATTAGAAAAACCATATTATTATTTAAACGTAGATGGTGAGCGATTGCACCTGGAGAATGTAAAATTTTTAAAACAACAAAGTTTATTTCAAGAAGCATGTATGGAACAACTAGATTTTAAACCACCAACAGTTAAACCAAAAGATTGGGACATGATAATAAATCCACTGATGAAGAATCACGAACCAATAGATCCACCAGAAGGTGTGACTACACAAGATCAATTACAGAATCATTTAGAAGAATATTGTTTAAACAGACAAGTGTCTACAGACAAAAACGACCTTAAAAAAGGTGGTGTGTGGACTAACGAAGGTCATCATCATTTTGTATTTGATAGATTCTTTAATCAATTTTTAATTAGAAAACGTTGGGACATAAACTATCAACGTACAGCACAGATGTTAAAAGAAGCGTGCAACTGTGATGACAAACGTATTGGTAAAGAAAGAATCTCTGTGTTTGTAGTTGCACAGTTTGACAAAAAAGAAGATGACTACAATCAAAAAGAATTAAAACCAAAGGATATATTTTGAGAACGATTGTATTGGGACCACCAGGCACAGGTAAGACTACAACTTTGTTGAACAAAGTAGATGACTATCTTAAACAAACAGATCCTGATAAAATAGGTTATTTTGCATTTACACAGAAAGCTGCGCACGAAGCAAGAGACAGAGCAATTAAAAAATTTAATTTAACAGAAGATGATCTACCATACTTTAGAACACTACACTCACTAGCATTTAGAAAACTAGGGTTAAAAAAAGATCAAGTTATGCAATCTAGGCATTACAAAGATTTAGGTAAGAAGTTAGGTTTTCCTGTAACGTATGCTGATTATCAAGAAGATCAGGGTGGTATTTTTACATCAGATAGTGAGTATCTAAGAATCATACAACTAGCACAGCTACGAAACATTACACCAGAACAACAATATGATTTAAACGAACACACACAGGACTTGGAAAGAGATCAACTTAGAATTATACATAACGAAATTAGACGTTACAAAAAAGACTACAACTTAATAGATTTTAACGACATGATTTTAGATTTTACAAAATCAGATAAGTCACCAAAGTTTGATGTAGTTTTTATAGACGAAGCACAAGATCTATCATTAATGCAGTGGGATATGACACGATCTATTTGGAATAAAACAACAGATGCTTTTATTGCAGGTGATGATGATCAAGCTATTTTTAGATGGGCTGGTGCAGATGTAGATTCTTTCATAACATTAAAAGGACAATACTTACCACTAACACAGTCTTACAGAATACCGGCTAAAGTACATGGATTAGCGATGGGTATAATAAATAAAATTAGAAACAGGATAGATAAAACGTGGGAACCTAGAGTTAGTCAAGGTAATCTACACAGACATTTTGATATAGAAAGTATTGACATGTCAACAGGTGACTGGCTAGTGTTAAGTAGAACTAGACACATGTTAAATGATTTAGAAGAATCTTTGTACAGACAAGGATTGTACTATGAAAACAGATACAAACGAAGCAGTGAAAAAGAATTACATCAAGCAGCTACATCTTGGGAGCATTTACGACAAGGCCAATTAGTTTCGTACAAAGAAATAGAAAACATGATTAAATTTATAGGTCCTAAAAATTGGCACGCTAAAAAAATAAAAGGTATGGCTAAAGGATCTTTTTATGGAATAGATCAACTGGTAAACGATTATGGTCTACAGGTTAAGACAGTTTGGTATGAAGCATTTGACAACGCAGGGCAGACTAAGGTAAACTACTTGCGTAAGATGAGAAAGAATGGCGAAAAACTAAATGAAGCACCTAGAATTGAACTATCCACCATACATGCAGCAAAGGGTGGAGAAGCAACAAACGTTGTACTGCTAACAGATCTTACAGAAAATACTATGCGAAGTTATGAAAGAAATCCTGACGACGAGAATAGATTATTTTATGTAGGTGCAACACGAACAAAAGAAAATTTACACATAATAGAACCAAAGAAATATGAAAAAGGATATATACTATGACACACAAAGATATGTTCAAAGGAACAACATACAATTCTTTAGAGGATCAGATAGGCGGGAAGCACTATCGCAAAATGAAAATACAGCCTGCAGAATTTATAAACGAAAACAAATTACTTTTTGCAGAGGGTAACGCTATAAAATATATTTGCAGACATTCGGCAAAGGGCAAAAGACAAGACATAGAAAAAGCAATACATTATTTAGAAATGATACTTGAAAGGGACTATGATGCAGATACCTCTATTTAAACCACAAACAGAGTGGTTGCCACCAGAAAATTTTCCAGACTTATCTAAGTATGATGAGATAGCAATTGACTTAGAAACTAAAGACCCAGACTTAATGAAAATGGGATCAGGTTCTGTTGTAGGTAAAGGTGATGTAGTTGGTATTGCTGTAGCTGTTGAAGGATGGTCAGGGTACTATCCTATCGCTCATGAAGGTGGTGGTAATATGAGTCGAGCAAAAGTTTTAAAATGGTTTCAAGGGGTACTAAGTACACCCGCAGATAAAATATTTCACAACGCCATGTATGACGTGTGTTGGATTAGAGCGCTCAGTTTAAATATTAACGGTAGAATAATTGACACGATGATTGCATCGGCCTTAGTTGATGAAAATCAAATGCGTTATGATTTAAACAGCTGTGCTAAAAGATATACCGGTAAAGGTAAAAATGAAAGTGATTTATATCAAGCTGCAAAAGATTGGGGTGTTGACGCCAAGGCAGAAATGTATAAACTACCTGCCATTTACGTAGGTGCATACGCAGAAGCAGATGCAGAAATTACATTACAGCTTTGGAAAGAACTTA